TCAGTGCGGCATTAGCAGCAGCAGTTGCAGCTGCTGCAACTGCTGCTGCTAATGCCGCACTGATTTCTACTTCATCTACTGCAACAGAGGCAATAGGATCATCAACTACTTCTGCCACTGATAGCACTGGCTTAGCGATAGCAACCTCTGGAGCAGCCACAGCAAACACAATTATTGGCACTTCACAGGCAGCAGCCGATGCACTAGATAAGCTCTACAGCGACTCAAATACTGCTCTTACAAATGCGACTACTGTTACTGTCACAGATTTCATGGCTACATCTTCTGCTGCACTATCTAATCTGAGAGAAGTCCTAGCAACAGAAGCTGCTAACTACGCAGCAGCAGCTGCTGCAACTAGCGCACAGGCAGCAGCCGATAGAGCAGACCTTGCTGGAGCAGGTAACGCTGGAAGCAATGTAACTATTATTGTTGAAGGCTCTGTTATTGCTGAGAACGATCTAGCAACTATTGTCAATGATGCGATCAATAATTCCTCAGCAGCAGGTAATGCTATCGGTTACAATCGAACTGCTAACACTATGGCTATTGAATGACACTACCAGCCACAATCAATGTATCCATTAACTTTGCCAATGGCCCAAGTTATGGCATACCTCTAACCCTTAACGATCCTGTAGATGGCATCTTAGATCAGAATGTTCTGGCTGATAGTTCAGCTTTAATTATTGATTACTCATCTCGCAGCACAAACATTGCCATCCGCAGAGGGCGCAATCTTCTACAAGATACTTATGATGCTGGACAGGCCACAGTTAAGATCTTAGATCCAGACGGTGACTTCAACCCACAGAACACCTTGTCGCCGATTTATGGTTATTTACAGCCAGGGCGCAAGTTACGCATTTCAGCAGATTATAGTGGCACTACCTATTATCTATTCTCAGGATATACATCGGATTACCGATACACATATCCACAAGGTCAAGAAACAGCATATGTAACTGTTACAGCCTTTGATGCCTTCAAGATTTTTAACACTGCCGCTGTTAATACTATTGCAGGTACTTCAGCAGGTCAGACTACAGGCACACGCATTGGCAAGATTTTAGATCAGATCTCATGGCCTATTGGCATGCGTGATATTGACACAGGGGCAACTACTTGCCAAGCAGATCCAGCCACTTCTCGATCAGCCCTTAACGCCCTTAGAGTCGTTGAACTCACAGAATATGGTGCTTTCTATATCAACCCTGAAGGCAATGCAGTCTTTCAGGATCGTCCCTTCACTGTTTCCTCCATCAGTGGTACTCCCACAGTCTTTAATCAAGATGGCACAGGCATTAACTACGCCAATCTAAAGTTTGCCTTTGATGACAAGCTTGTCTATAACCAAGCCAATGTGACTAGGACAGGTGGCACTGTTCAAACTGCCTCCGATGCAGCCTCTATTGATACTTACTTCTTGCACTCTTACACAGTAGGCAACCTACTTATGGAGACAGATGCAGAAGCATTGAACTTTGCTGAGGCTTATGTGGCAAGTCGTAAAGACACAGACATTCGCATTGACCAGATCACTTTAGACCTCAACACCCCTAATTACACCGCTGGGGTTACTGCTGCACTTAGCCTTGATTATTTCGATCCTGTGACTATCACCAATGAGACCCCACAGGGATCGACAATAACTAAGACTCTACAGATTCAAGGTGTAGCCCATGACATAACGCCTAATTCATGGATCACAAACTTCACCACAATGGAGCCAATTATCGATGGCTTCATATTAAACTCGGCATTATACGGTATTCTAGACACTAGCGTTTTAAGTTACTAAGGAGAAAACATGGCAGCAGGACTCGGATTTAAGACCTTCGCAAGTGGGGATGTCTTATCGGCAGGTGATGTAAATGGCTACCTGATGCAGGGAGTGCTTGTCTTTGCAAGTGCTGCTGCTCGTGATGCTGCTATTACATCTCCACAAGAAGGACAGTTCGCTTTTACAAAAGATACTAACGGCCTATGGTATTACGATGGAGCAGCTTGGGTAGCCTCAGGTGCTACAGGTGATATTGAGGGCGTTACAGCTGGTATTGGTATTAGTGGCGGCGGCACTAGCGGCACCGTAACGGTAACTAACTCAATGGCAACAGCGATAGATGCTAAGGGCGATCTAGTAGCAGGTACAGGCGCGGACGCTTTTAGCCGCCTAGCCGTGGGTGCTAATGACACCGTACTTACAGCAGATTCAACAGCGGCAACTGGATTGAAATGGGCTACACCAACGGCGGGCGGCTACACTGCAATAGCAACGACAACCTTAAATAATACTGCCACTAGTTACACTTATAGTTCATTGGGAAGTTACAAGCACATTGTTATAGTTGGTATGGGATTGCAAACTTCCAACACTGCTGCAACCGATTTAGCAATCGAATTTAACGGTGACACAGGTAGTAATTATTATTGGTCACACTCAGGAAATAATGCTGGCACCGCTCTTGCGCAAGCATTTACTTCTCAGGCAAGAGTAGTAATTCGCAGACCGCTTGGTTGGAATGCCGATTCCTCATTTAGATTTGGAAGTTTTATTGCCGAAATACCTTTATACGGGTCAAGTCAGTACAAGCAAGTCCAAGCAATGGCTTCTAGTTATGCAGATGGTAGCGCATACAGCACTAATATTGGTGGCTATTGGAATAGTACCGCTGCAATTACGTCAATTAAAATATATGACACATCTTCAAGCAATCTAAAGGCTGGCACATTTACAGTATACGGAGTGAACTAATGAAAAAAATTGAAGTAAATTGCGAAACAGGTGTAGAGACTTTACTGGATTGCACCGAGGAAGAAATTGCAGCGGTAAAAGATGCCCAAGCCCGACAAGATGCAGAGCAAGCCGCTAAGGAGGCTGCTAAGAAAACGGTACTAGACAAGCTCGGATTATCTGCCGATGAAGTAGCTGCATTACTTGGATGAAGCCTAAGTTAAGTCACGCTGGGATTCAGTTAAGAGAACAGATCGATGACTCATTCCCAGATCGTCAGCGCGCATCGGATGGTTGGGTCGGTGATACCCGACACGCTTCTCGCAAGTCGGATCATAATCCTGATGAGCAAGGTTGGGTTCGTGCCATCGACATCGATCGTGACTTATTTCAAGGATCAAAGCCAGACATCATGGGCGATCTTGCAGATCAGCTTCGTGCCATATCAAAGGCAAAAACAGACAACCGTATTGCTTACATCATATTCGATGGATCAATCTGCTCCAAGATCCTTAACTGGAAATGGCGTAAGTACACTGGGGCGAACAAACACATTAAGCACATGCATGTTAGCTTTAAGAAAGAAGCTGATAATGACGGGGCTTTTTTTCAAATATCTATGTTAGGTGGAGAATAATGAATGAACTAAAGACAGCAGCAGGCTCATGGGCTAGAGCATTTCTAGTAGCAGTTATCTCAATGGCAGCAGCTGGGGTTTCAGATCCTAAGGCACTCATTGCAGCAGGTATCGCTTCAATTATTCCACCTGTCCTGCGCTATCTAAATGTCAATGATCCTGCACTAGGCATGAAAAAGTGACACAATCCGATTTCTTTACGCTCTACCTTGCCACGATCGTTGCACTAGGTGGCTTGTCTGGCTATGTCATTACACACCTGTTGTCTGAAATAAAAAGACTCAACTCGCGTGTAGATGAGATCTATAACATCTTGCTTGACAGGTAACATTTTCCTATGGCAAGAAAAGCGACTAAGGCGTTAGAGGAGCAAGGCTACTCAAAGCTTGATGCTTATTGCATTGGGCTTTATGAGTATTTTAGTTCTCTAAAGCGAGCAGGGTTTGCAGAAGATATTGCCATGTTTATGATTACCGAGCCACAGGCTTACCCTCATTGGATATTGCCAGATGGAGTACCGCCTGAAAAGTTAGGCGATTACGAAGATGAGGATGATGATTAAAAAACGCTATCTGGTCATCTCGGATCTACAGATCCCATATCACCACGAGCAAGCTGTTAAGAATTTAATCAAGTTAGTAAAGCGTGAAAAGTTTGATCTAGTCCTCAACACAGGCGATGAGCTAGACATGCAGTCGCAGTCTAAGTGGGCTAAGGGCACACACCTAGAGTATGAAGGGCAAT